ATTCTTTAAAGTTTTCAGGAAGGTCCTTACTCTCTCTTACCCTATGATAATAATCCATAAGTCTAAGTCTTATTCCAGTTTTAAATAAGATGTCTTCTTTATCTTTAAAGTCTTTTGTAAATTGAACTCTTTTATCTAAGCTCATGCATTTTGCAATAAGTACCAGGAACTCAACATGAAGATCCATATTTCTTATAGTCTCAATAGCTAAATCAAAGTCATCTTGTGACGCATTCAGCATTTTGAGAAGGTTTTTAAATTCTTGTAAGGTAATACTATTATTCATCTTCAACTAGCATATGCTGGATGTTTTTACAATCCAACAACTCTATCATTACACCGGGGTTATTCTTGTCATACACATACTCAATGAATACAGGAATGATTACATCTGCATTATCATCATCAATCCAACCATAGTTAACCATATCATCCTGAACTGTTTGTGCGGGATTGATATAGTCAAACTTATGCCGGCTGTTTCTAATAAATGTTAATCCTATTCTCACTGGCAGAGTACAATTTGCAATTGCTTTTTTGAATTCATCAGCATACTGTTCATAGTATGCCTTTGAAGTCTTTCTGTAGTTAACTACAGTTTTGCTTGCAATAAAATACTTACCGGTCCAACGTCTACCATTCTTACTACTTGGAACATTACCTGGTATAAACCATTTATTCATGTCTCTAACTTTAAAATTGATTTTAACAAAGGCTTAAGATGCTCATGAGTTTTTTGTAATCCAAAGTTCTTTACAGCATCAGATATATCCTTATCCAAAGATAAGAAACTACCATCAATACTATAAAGCTCATTGTATCTTGTAATAGCCTTCATACCTGCTTCATCATTATCAAAGAGAGTCACCACTCTTTTATACTTCTGAAGCAAATGATTTACAATGAGAGGTTTTAGAATACTATTCTCACTATCCGGAGCAATTGCTTCTACGTTATAACCAATACTCTTCAGACACATGGCATCTTTTAGGGATGAGCATATGACAAGATAAGGTTGATTATATTTCAATTGATCTATACCCTGAACATAAGAAGATATCTTTAAGAACTTTTTCTTCCTGTTATAGGGCTGATAGATCTTGTATATCTCACCATACTTAGTGAAATAGCCATAGATGTAATCACTCTTTACCGTGATTCTCTCAGAACCTTTTGTCATCTCATAGTATTCTATGGGCCGAACATTGTATTCTTTAAGAATCTTTGAACCAATATTAAAGCTTAGCCAGAACTTGGCATCATGTTGAAACCAAGATCTCTCAGAATAATAACTTACTGTCCAGTTTTCCTCTGGTTTCAGAGTAACTGTCGTGGTACCATTCTTCTTAATGAAAGCATTGTAATCATCAATCAATTTACTCACAGCTTCACCATAAGTAATTTGAAACAAAAGCATTATCAAATCTATCTTGCTGCCCTGTTTGCCAGTAGAAAAGTCCTTGAACTTGTACTGCATAACAGACTTGTCAACATAGATATACATGCTTGGTGTCTTCTCAGATGGATTAAATACTGACCTGATCTTTTCTCTTTGGCCGGTTAGTGGTGTAGTTAAACCCAAATAGTATTGAAAGACCCAGTAACTGGGAACTTGTGACTCATGAACAATTAAGTTTTTTGTGCTTAACATAATTAAAAAGAGAGAGGGATGTTACTCCCTCTCTCCTAAAAATTATAAATCAAAATCAGAACCGGTGGTCTCACCAAAAGGATTGAAGTCATCAACCGGGGCAGATGCTTTCTTTTGAAGAGGCTTAATGTGTTCTTCTTTGTTAAACTTAAGAAGTCTTGATGTCTCAACATCAGTTGCTTCTACAGGTACTCCATCTTTGGATGCTCTTGGAAGGAACAAATCATAGTTAACATAACCTTCTTTGTTTTCCCACTCACGGCCACCAACACATGCATTAATAAATGCACTGTTACCAAGGACTTTATTGCATGATACAACAAACTCCTCAATTGTCTGGGCTTCAATTGCATCTAGCTCAGCTCTCTTACCAAGACTTTCAGAAAGCATTACCATGGCCTTTAGAATTTCAGTATCTCTACTGATAGTTCTACCGGTAGGAAGAGTTGTATCCTTAAAAGGATAAGGACTCATCCTAACCCTACCAACCTGGCCTTCATAGCGTGGGCCGGTAGGATTGTTTTGGTCTTTCAGAAAACCTTCAAAGTCTCCGCCTACTGGCTGACTTTCTACATGCAGCATTACATTGAATGCTTCCTTGTCATAAGGAGTTTGTTCTAGAGTGATAGAATTGATCTTCACAACTTGGTTACCAACACTGATAACGGGTTTAGCTTTACCACTTCCTGTGGTGATGTCTTTTGTACTTAACATAAACTTTGATTAATTATTCATTTTCATATTTCAAGATAGCCTGTCTGACATATTCCAAATCATTTCCAATCATTGGCTGGTCAAACATTCCAATAGGAGCCTTACATGTATTCTCACCATTGTTCTGAGTTTCAAATACATAGTTCAGGGTGCCATCTTCTTTCTTTATAATGCGGGCAAATAGCACAATTGAAAAGAGACCCTCTAAAGTGAGAGCATTATCAATCATTTTACCCACGGTCTTAGCCTTCACTCTTCTGTGGCCATTAACATCTGTTGATTCTTCTGCATGAGTGAGGAAGAATACAGTGAGATCTTCACGGAAGTCTTTAGGCATCTTGGCAACTTGTGCCAGGTTTGTTGCTATCTGAGTAAATTTATCATAGCCCTTCTCAAGAGCCTTGTCAAAATACTCAAAGCTTGACATGTACTGCCAGTCATCAACAACAATAGTTTTGATTTGTGGCATGTTGTCATTCACATGCTTCATTGCTTTCATGATACCGGGTGCTGTTGAAGCATTGGTCATGTTACCATTTGGATTCTCTCTTGAGATCAATGTGTACATGCTCTTCCAACCCTTAAAAGGGAGTGGTTTGTTAGCAATGTTGATAATGAATGTTTCTGTTGGATTTAAAGTTCTGATGGAAGTTGACTTCCCAGAACCTGATTCTGCAATTACTAAGACTGATTGAGCCATTGGTTATTTAATTTTTTGTTCTATTTTCTTAAGTGTTTCTGCTATACTGATTAGTGCTTCAATTGCAGATCTGTGAGATAGTACCTCATCCGGATTAGGTAAAGTCATTTGCTCAGGACTAGGTAAATCAGGGATATCAAAGATACTACTTTTATTCCGTCTTGTGTTAATATCATTGATGATTTTTAACTCAGAAACAGGGACAATATGTCTTTGAAACCCAGAGTTACTTTCAATTAATTCATACTCTTCACGCCAGTGGGGATTATGTTTGTGCAGATAGAGAGTTCTCTTAGGATCCTCTGTCTCATAATCAATACTCACAAATTCTGTATAGATATCAACTCCCTTCTCAAGTTCACTTGGAAAGAAACTAATATGTAACTCATCCTTACCAGATGGTCTATAAGCCATCTTAGGAATATATAATGCATCTTGGAGTTCATTGTTTATGAAATACTCCTGATGCTCTTCTTTTAACTTTTCAATCTTCTCTTTTCTTAATTGTGGTGTTAGAGATTCTTTTTTTGTACTTATCATCTTGTAGCTGTTTGAGGTGTGGGCATTTCTGATATCTCCATTCTTTCAAAGTTGGCTTTAAAGAAACTCATTCTTGTATCACCATTCCTTGCTTTTAGGAAATGAAGTACCAGTGTCTTGTCATCATCTATTATGTACCTGTCCGGCCCATAGTATTTGATTCTCTGTTTTGCGGGTCTGTTAATACCAACAAGAGTATCTGCATGCTGCAGCATAGCATCTGAACCAAAGATATCTGATTCAAGAATGTAATTGCCATACTTGCCGTCTATTGCTCTCTCCGGATTGTCAATATTTCTATTGAGCTGGGACAGAACAACAAACATACATGGATACTGTCTTTTGGTTTGAGTAAAGAACTCACCTAACTCAAACAGCATATCTAAACTGCTTGTCTGGTACGGTGCTCTCTTTACTAACATTGTGTGATCTAAAGTGATAATAGTCTTCTTGCCATTATGTTCCTCCATGTACATATCAATCTGCTCACGCATTTGATTTACTGTCATTGGTGTACTAACAATGTCAACTGGATATTTCACCCTTTGTTTTGCATACTCATGGCATTTGATTAGGACATCAGGACTTATCTGTGAACCGGCACTGCACAGTTCCTTATAAGTCTTACCAGTGATAGAAGAGAATTCCCTGAGAGCTGAAGTTCTTCCAACCATCTCAAATTGAAACTCAAGAACTCTGAAGTCATCATGTGGATTCAGTGTAAAAGATTCTCTTACAATCTGATCCTTCAATAATGTTTTTCCTGAACCTGGTCTTCCGCCAACTACAGTTAGAGTATTCCATTCTAAACCATCTGTTGTAGCATCATTAAACTTAGGCCAGGGTGTATAGATTGATTTCTCTTCACCCTTGGCCCGGTTATGCATGTACTTCAGTGCTTCAGTAAATGATCTGTACTGACCATCCCATGCTTTAGTTGGTTTCATAAATGTATTTTCCTACTAATTGTGTTTGACCTTGTGAGTTGGTTGTTGTTTTTGGTATATGGTTTATTGTCTGTGGGTAAACATCAAATACTCTTGTTACCATTTCACACTCAAACCCAATAGGGTATTTTGGTTGTTGGTGAGATTTCTCTTTTGAGAACTTAACAAACATATCTTTATCTGATATAAATTCCCCAACACCATAAGGCTTTACTCCATCAATTAGTTTGC